GGCCCGAATCGACGCCGCGGCGGCCACCGAAACGGCGGCCACTGACGACGAGAAGCCCGGCAGCGATGACACCGGAGCCGAAAGCGCTGACGAAGCCGACGAGCGGCCCGCCGGGAACAACGGCAATACTGCCGATGACGCTATCCGACAGGCTATCGCCGCCGAACTCGTGGCCGGGAAGTCGAAAACGGCCATCAAGCAGGAGTTGGCGGGCAAGGAGATCGGCGGCGTGAAGCTCACACACCGCCTTATTTCCGACTACATCGAGAAGATCACCGCAGAGGAGTAACCACCCATGAACGTAAAGCACACAAAGAAGCCCGAAACGCGTGTAGACGTTAAATACCTGTCGTCGTTGGGTATCAAAACCTACGGCGACAATAACCTATACCCGCAAACGGTGCGCGATATTGTCGATTCGTCGCCCACAGGTCGCACCTGTGTCGAGCGGCGTTCGACATATATCGAGGGAAACGGCCTCGCATCGCAAGCGTTGGCCGAAACCGTGTGCGACACGCGAGGGAATACGGTAGACGACGTTCATCACTTGTGCGCCGACGATGTAGCCTACCAAGACGGCCTTGCCCTACACGTCAATTACAATATTCTCGGACAGATCGTGTCGATGGCGCACGTTCCGTTCGAGAATTGCCGCCTTGAAGAGGAGGACGACGACGGCGTTATAAGCCATATCGTCGTACACCCCGATTGGCGGGGTAAAAAGACGCGCGGCGGCAAAGCCGTAAAGGTAACCATCGAAACAATCGAGGTGTTCCCGGTCTTCAATCCGTCGCCCGATGTCGTGCAGTTGCAGATACAGGCCGCAGGCGGTATCGAATTCTACAAGGGTCAGATTCTCTACATTTCACGTGCCGGGCGAAATGCCTATCCCCTGCCGTTGGTCGACGTCGTATTGACCGACATGTCGACGGACGAGGGGCTTTCGAACGTCAACAACCGAAACGTCCGAAACAATTTCCTAACGGCGGGTATGCTCATTACGAAGCGCGGACAAGGTAGCAGCACGGTCGACGGCGACAAAGACGGCGCATCGTCCGACGACGGATTTACGGAAGAATTCGAAAAGCTGCAAGGCGATACGAATTCGCTTAAAATCATGCAGGTTGAGATTGAAACCGACGAGGATAAGCCCGAATTCGTACCGTTCAAGACGAACAACTACGACAAGGAGTTTACAGCCACAACGAAAGCCGTAACCGATAACATCTATGCGGCGCTCAACCAAGAAACATTCGGAAGATTACGCAGCGGCAGTATCGGGTTCACAGGCGACCTTGCGAACGACGTGAAGCGCGAATACTGCGAGCAGGTAGCGAAGCAGCAACGGATGTTATCGCGTGCGTATCGGGCTATTTTCAGCCATTGGGAACCGAACACGATTCCGTACACCGGAGCGGGCGATGCTGCCATCGAACCGCTCGTAAAATCTATTGCCAACGATGCGACATCTGATTGAACCGTGCGACGTCGATAAATACGCCCGCCCCTGCGACATGGACGACGAGATTATCGCCCGCGCCATCGAAGAGGCCGAATTGCTCGACATCAAACCGAAGCTGGGCGACGAACTGTTCATGCGGCTACTTACGCACGTGCAATTCGCCGTACTCCTTAATGGCGGCGAGTACACCGACGAATGCAGGAACCAGCGGCATTTCGTCGGTCTGCGGCGGACGCTGGCATACTACGTTTGGGCGCGCCTCGTCAAAACGAGTGTAAACCATTTGACACGCTTCGGCTTCGTGCAGAAGCGCGACGAATATTCACAGGCGACCGAATACCGCGAGCGGCAAACGGCGTACAACGACGCTTTCGCCATCGCTGACGGTTATATGAAAGAGTGCCTTGCCTACATCCAAGCAAAGCCGGAAATTTTCGCTGATTATACGCTCAAGGGGAAAGTCAAGGCCAATCGAACGAAATTCAAAATTTTAGGCAATTAACTATGTATGACATCAAATTAGGGCAGGGATGCGGCATCAAAGCCACGATGTTGACTCCGGCAGGCGGCGTCTGCGATCTGCGCCGGGCACGCTATATCGCAGCGTCACTCGTACTGCCGTCCGGTGCGACCATGAACTGCGAGGACATCGCGTTTAACGAGGTCACGAACGGCGTCTATGTCCGCCTGCTCGGAACCCGCGAACTGACTACCACAGGGCAATACGGCATCGTCTTCAACGTCAAACTGGAAGACAAGACGATGTATTCGACGCCCGTTGTGTGGTTCGCAGAGGTCAAAGAGGACGCCCCGACGGGCTATCACGAACTGACGCTATCGCTGTCGCTTACCGTCGTAAATTTCCCGGATAATGTTTCCTATACAGGAGCGTCGCCAAAAATCAGCGACAAAAATACGTGGCTGGTCTACGACGATGATCTCAACGCGTATGTCGACACGGGTATCGAGGTCGGATATGCGAACCTGCTGTCACGCTACGACGGTAAGTTTGCCGAAATCGTTGTCCCGTGTACCGAGGCAACCAACGCGGCCGCAGCGGCTACGGTCGCTGCAAACAACGCAGCCGCAGCAGCCAATAGTGCAGCAGGAAGCGCATCGGCGGCGACAGCCGCAGCGAATACAGCCGCAGGCAAGGCCAACACCGCAACGACGGCGGCAAATAACGCAGCAACGGCGGCCAACACGGCCACGGGCAAAGCAAACGAGGCGGCGACAGCAGCAAATAATGCAGCGGAATCCGCACAGCGCGTCGTCGACACCTACGACGACGTTATCAATACGCTCGCGCACTCCGACTGCACCCTCGACGAGCGGGTCGAGGCACTCGAAAAGGCGCTTATAGCCGTCTTGTCGGGTGCTGTCGTGATTCCCAAATTGCAGATCAAGGAATTGAACGTATGGGGCAATAACAGCCTTGCCCTCGTCGGCGACAGCGCACCGACGAAAGCCCCGGACAGAGCCGGGCAGTTCTACATCGACAAGACCGCCCGCGCGCTCTATTTCTCAACGGGTAACGCGGCCGTGTCAGACTGGAAAATTCAATAATGCAAACGGAATATGGCACAGGTTAACAAATACGCAGATCGGGCTGCTTATACGGCCGACGCGAAACGTCTTTCAACGAAATCGGCCGTTTCGTTCATCGAAAATGAAACGACAACGATTTACGACGGTGTGAATACCGTCGTCGGAAAATCGGCTGCCGCCATCGGCGATCTCGCCGTTTTCGATAAAACGGACGGGGTTATCAAATACATCAAAAGCGCAACGATTGCCAAGGCGCAGATTCCAGCAAACCTTGTACCGCTGGCCGTCGTCTATGCGCGACAAGGTGAACAGCTATTGATCGTATCGCTCGACCATGTTTCGGGCAGCATCCGCTGGGCACATACCTACGAGGTTGCATTGTCGGGTTTCGATCTCGCTGCGGGCGGCACAATCGTGTTGAAGCTCGGTTCCGACCCTGCCGCCGCAGAGGTGTCGATAGCGTATACCGCAGGCGCAACGCTCGCGGATGTTGCATCGGCTATCAACGCGAAACTCAAAGGTGGGACACCCAATTACTCCTCGACGGATTATGGGGGATGGGCGGCGACTGCGGCGGACAATTTCGTCGTGATGGGTTCGAACACGTATAACGCCTCCCGTGCGGCGATTGCCGTTGTTGGCGGTTGTCAGATCGCAAGGACACCGGAAGACATTAACTACCAAACAACGTTGACGGGGGTGTTGATCGAGGGGTCAACCGAATATGTCCGCCGCAACAACGGCGTTAATTCGTCGTTTGCGGGCTGTAATCCCGAAAAATTCCTGCAATACTATTCGGCCAACGGAAGCGATACCACAGGAATCAAACCCGGAAGCAGCACCATAATTCGGGAAAGCGCCTTTACGGAAGAGGCCAACCCGGAACTGGTCGCCGCCTATCCGACCTACCGGGATTATCTGTTCGGAGAACATTTGCTGCAATATCCCGCAGCCTACGGCGCGCTGCTTCGTGATGGCAAGGCCAACACGCACCTGATCGGCGGTCTGCGGTTCGTCGACATCCACGGCGAAAGCGTTCCCCGTTATCCGGCCGCTGCGGCCGCTCTCGACTACGGCGTCACGGTCGAGGGCGCAACTACCGGACTGGAAGCGGGCGCATGGTGGCTGCCGTCCGTCGATGAAGTCTACCTGCTCATGCACGACCGCGTGCTAACGTCCGCCGACCGGGAAAGCGACCCTGTAAACCGCACGCTGTCGCGCCTCGGTAAGACGACCTGCTACGGATCGGGTTATTATCCGTGGACATCGTGCGAGTACAATTCCTACGGCGCGTTCGTCTACGGCGGCAGCACGGGCGGCGTGAACAGCAACTTCAAGTATGGCACGTTCGCCGTGCGTCCGGTTTCCGCTTTGTAAAAACAGTTTTCAGTTTTTAATTCCCGCGCCGCATCGCGTCGGCGTGCGGCGCGGGTTCGCAAGTTAGACCTATGGCAAAGAAATTATCTATCCTCGACAAAACGTTCCAACTGGCGTTGCTCCTGCATCGCCGGACAGCGGAATTCAATCGCAAATACAAATTCACTATCGGCGACCGCATCGACGTTGTGGCAGAGGAAGCGCAGGAAATGATACTGCGGGCGAATCATCAAACCGACCCGAAACGGGCCGCACAAATCATCTACGATTTCGTCCTGCGTATTGACACCCTGTCGCTAAAACTGCGGATGGCCGTTGCGCTGGGTCTGATGAGTGACGACGCAAAAGCACAATGCGATATGCTTATCGCAAAGATTAAAGACGAGGCGAGGGGTTGGCGAAACTATTTTCTGCGTGGCGAGGGTGTCGTCGGCAAGAGCAACGGGCCGTCGGCAGAGAGCCTATAATTATTATTTTGAAAAGGGTTTGCATACTATCATTCATAGTTATACCGACAATGCAAAAAACTGGCGAGTACAATTCCAACAACGCGTTCATCTACAACGGCAACACGGGCAACGTGAACAACAACAACAAGTATAACACGAACGCCGTGCGTCCGGTTTCCGAATTTCAAGGTAATGTAGACCCTTTCGCCTCGTTCTATAAATCAATGCGGGCGGCATATCGCCTATGCTTAAAAAACAAAGCGCATACCGCTAACGCGATACGCTTTTGGCTTGATGAAGAAAGCGAGCTTGTCGCGCTCGCCCGCGAGGTGTTCAACTGCGAATATGTCCCGCGGCAATCCATCGCATTTATCGTTACGAAACCATGCCTGCGCGAAGTGGTAGCCGCCGATTTCCGCGACCGAATCGTGCAGCACTATATCGTCATGCGCCTCGAAGCTCTTTTCGAGGAATGCGGAACACTCGACGATAACATGTTCAGTTGCCGCGTCGGGAAAGGCAACCTTGCGGCCATACAGGCCCTACAACAGCAGATATTCCACCAGTCGAAAGGTTATACCACCGACTGTTATGTGGCAAAATTCGACCTGCAATCATTCTTTATGAGCATCGACAAACGCCGTCTTTACGACGAGTTGGTCGCATTGGTCGCCAAGCGCTACGAGGGATGGGATAAGGATACGCTGTTGTATCTTATCCGCGTCGTTACGCTGCATAATCCGCAGGACAACGCCGTGCGGAAAACTCCACTTTGCGATTGGGCTGACCTGCCGCGCTCGAAGAGCCTCTACAATGTCGATTGGTTCCTCGGTTTAGCCATCGGGAACCTCACGTCGCAATCCGACGCGAATTTCTACAACGCACCCGCGATGCGGTGGATGCGCTCCGTTGGCCTCGCTCCTGTGAACTACGTCGATGATTTCGCATTCGTCGTCCGGGATAAGGCATCGTTTCTTACGGCCATGCCTTATATTCGAAACTATTTCGCCGCAGAACGGGGACTGACGATGCACCCGCGGAAATTCTACCTGCAACACTACTCGAAAGGCATCAAGTTTTTAGGTGCGGTTATCAAATACAACCGCGTCTACACGAACAACCAAACCGTCGCACGGTGTTTCGGAAAGATTCACTACTACAACGAAGCGTGCCGACACAGTAGCCGCCGCAAGGCCCGGCATGTCGAGAAGCTGGCGACAATCCTAAACTCCTATTTGGGGTTGATGCGGCATTTCGATACGTTCAACATTCGTAAACGCATCGCCGCAGAGGTCGGAACCGTATGGTGCGACTATATCCGTTTCGACGACGACATCACGACGGCAACGGTCGTCAAACATTTCCGGCAACGGGAAATCTGCAAATACAACGTCCGCAAACAACGCAGACGCGATTTATTCACACTCAAAAACTTACTCAACGATGGAAACACAGCAGCAAATTAACGAATTACAGTCGCGCCAGTTGGAACTGCGCGCGATCATGGCATCGTCGGACGAACGGGCCGCGAAATGCTTCAAAAACGATTTGGAGGTTGCGGTGTCGGTTTCGTGACCATCACCTCCATGACAAGCGGTTACCGTCCTACGGTGCGGCATACATTTGACGGATGGTCCAGCCATGCGGTGACGGACAGCGTCTATTTCGATAGGAAGAAGCAGGGGATTTCCGGACATTATTTCGTTCCCCGAAGTGGCGCATACGTGGAACTGCGTGGACAAGACAAATACGCTTCGTTGCTTGATACCTGTCAGCGTGCTTCCATCTTCTTTTACAATAAAGACTCCCTTCATCTTTCCGTCCGTGTGAACAAAGGAGAAAGCCATAACTATTCGCTGTCCCCTTCGGGCGGTTTGCAGGAAGTGCGGGTTGACGGGCGCATCGGCTCCATACGTTGGACAGTGGACCGTGCCGACTCTACGCTCTTCTATGGATTGGCGATGGATGGAAAGCAAGGAATAATTCTCGATAACTTCTCGCTGCGCGGCAGTTCCGGACTTTCCCTGCGTGGCATTCCGCAGCAAATGTTGAAACAGTTTAACCGCCAGCGTCCTTACGACCTGATTATTCTTGAATATGGATTGAATGTCGCAACGGAACGCGGACGCAATTACGATAACTACCAGAAAGGGCTGTTGGCAGCCATCGGACATCTCAAAACGTGTTTCCCGCAGGCGGGAATCCTGCTGTTGAGCGTGGGCGACCGTGATTACAAGAACGAAAACGGTGACCTCCGCACCATGCCGGGAGTCAAGAACCTGATTCGTTATCAGCAGAATATTGCCGCCGAAAGCGGTATCGCATTCTGGAATATGTTCGAGGCTATGGGAGGAGAAGGGAGTATGGCAAAACTTGTCCATGCCAAACCGTCTATGGCAAACTATGATTATACACATATCAACTTCCGTGGCGGTAAACATTTGGCGGG